CTAAGCGGCTCCCTGCTTGGGTTTGCGGGTGTCTGAGTGTCCCCGGTCCCCGGATTTCCCCCAGATCTCGCCAATCGATCCGGCAAGGTGCGAGGTGTTCACATGGGCGTAGCGCATGACCATCGAGGCGCTCTTCCAGCCTCCTAGCTCCATGAGGGCCGTCAGGTCGCGGTTCGCGCGGTAATGCCAGGTCGCCCAGGTGTGACGGCAGTCGTGAGGCGTGAAGTCTTCCATGCCGGCGCGCTTAAGCATCCCAGCCCACGCGGTCTTGATCTGGCCGCCACCGCCCTCCCTGACCTCGTAGGGGTCGCCAAGGGGCACCGCCTTGCCGGAGGCGGTCGTGGTAGGCAGGGAGCGCCGGAAAACAGCGCCCTGGCGATGGGGGAGCACCGAGAGAGCCGCAACGACCCTCGGATGAAGCGGCACGCCCCGGGCCTCGCCGTTCTTCGTGTCGATGAACTCGACGTGCGCACGCTCCAGATCGACATTCCGCCAATCCAGGTAGAGCGCTTCTGAGATCCTGGCGCCGGTCGAAAACAGAAAGACGACCAGTGGGCGCAGGTGAGGGGCGGCGGCTTGGATCAGCTGTTCCGCCTCCTCATGGGTCACCCACCTGATTCGGCCCTTCGGCTCCTTGGGTCGGGCAATGACTGGCTTCTCGCACCAGCGCTTACGGGCTGCATGGTGGAGCACGGCGGCGATGGGCGTGTGGATGTGACGGTTGATCGTCGACGGCGCGGCGCCGGGCTTGAGCTTCTTGGCCAGCGAATCGATCTCGGCCTGACCGATCGCCGCGAGAGGCTTCGTGCCGATCTGCTTGAGGATCGGAGCCAAATGGACGCCTTCGCCGCCGGTTTCGAGGTAGCTCAGGGCCGCTTCGGCGAATGTGCGCGTAGCGGAATCACCGTGGACCGATCGCTTGAGCAGCTCTGCTTCGCGGACCGCACGGACTTCTTCGGCCGCTTTGCGGTCGCTAGTGCCAGTGCTTTCGTCAACGCTGATGCCCCTGATGGTCCCGCGGAGATACCAGTTTGGGGAGCCGTGTCGTCGTTTGATGGTGAGGGGCATGGGAGCCGTTCCAGAAGAGCCTCGATGTCGGAGGGCGTGAAGATGTAGGTGCGGCCTTCTTTGCGACCGACGCCGTATTTCTTGACCATTTCCACCAGCTTGCGTTCCGGCCATGGGACAATGCCCTCGGCCACAAGCATCTTCGCGGTCTTGATGATCGGCCAGGCGGTCAATCGATTTCCTCCCGCGAGGATGTCCGCACGGTCAGCGCAAGTAGAGCGATGCCGCCTATGGATGCGGATCGGCTAATCTGGCTGTCTTGGTCAAAGACCAGATCGTTGTCGTGGGTCGAAAATCGAATACGGGAGACGAGCTGGTTCAAGCCCGGCCAGGTCAGCGTCGCCCATCCGTGAGAAAGGCTCACCTCCAGTCGGAGATCGTCAGCGTGGGTCGGATGATCCTCAAGGAAGTCGCAGGCGGCCATTAGGAAGTCGATCATCCCGAATCGGACGGGAAGGCCTTCTTCATCGATGGGCTCGTAGCCCATGCTGTCCAATATCCGGCGGACGGTCGGATTATGGGCCCGGAGTTCGTCGGACAGGTAGTCTTCGTCAGGTTCGCCTTCGCCCACCAGACCAAGCGCTTCCGCCTCTTCGAAATACGTGTGGTGCAGGGGTTCGTCGTCGAGATAGCCGTCAGCCGTGAGCCATGGCTCCAAGTCGTCAGCCGCGCGGGTGGTTCGCTGGTTGACCATGCAGGCCAGCAGAAAGGTCAGGGCTTCGCGCCGAGTCATCTGCGGGATGCTTTTGCCCCGTCCCTTTGCGCGAAGGCCTCTCTCAGCCAGTGAGCGATCAATCATGAACGCCGTCTCGAAGGGGACGCCGTAGATCTCAGCTAGGATCGGGACCAGTTCTTTAGCGCGCATCGACTCACCGGGTTGATAGGATGTAGGTCTCACATCCCATCCACCCCGGCAAGTGGTTTGTGACTCCCACATTTCACCGTGTCGGAGCATAGCGCGCTCCCGTCCGCTTCAGCGCCCACTCGATTTCGCACGCGAGCGGGGTGCGGCCGATCAGGTCGCTGTTGTGGAAACAATCCTCCACCGCCTCCTTCTGGGCGCGCGTCATGCGCTTCGGGATCATCGGATAGTCGGGGTAAGTCATTGCGCACCCTCCCCAGTTTCGGACGTAGGGCCGTCTGCTTCTTCCGGCTCGCGGTCGCTGTCATGGCCTTCGTCGTCGCATTGGGCGCCTTCGTCTTCGCTCTCGTCCTCCCGATCATCGTCGGCGCCCTGAAGCCAAGCGTCCTGCGATCCTTGCCAAGACAGGGTAGGGATGGCCGCCGACAGGCTGGGCTCGTCGTCCCCGGTGGGCTCCAGATCGGGATCGCCGTCGATGTCGTCCAAGACGTTGATGAGGCGGTCGATCAGACGGCACACCTGGGCGCGGAACTGATGGCGGGAGGCGGCGGGATGGATGACCAGATCGGCGCTCATCGAGACACCTCGCCCGTCGGGCTGAAGATGCGGCAAGACGGATCTCGGAAGTCCGGACCGAACCACAGCCTCGGCATGACGTGGTGCCGATCCTTCGGGCTAGCCAGCTGGATCAAACAGAGGTCGTCCGCGACTACGCCAGCGGCATAGGCGTTTTCGACGGCGCGACGGCCGTCGGCGTGGAGGTTGATGATGTCTATCCAAAGCTCGCGCCAGCGATATGGTGCTGTTTCAGGCAAGCCTGTGCTATTGGCGTGTTCAGCCATGACCTGATCTCCTACGGATCGGTTGCGGTTAGGGCCGGGCGGTCGTTGGTAGCTTCCGCCTGGTCCGACATTCTGATATCAGGGTTTACATGGATGGTAAAGATACCCTGATATCAAAGAAGCGGCGCGGGCCGGCTCCTACCGGGCAGGGCACCCCCGTCCTCGTCCGTCTGCATCCCGACATGCTCGCGAAGCTTGACGCGTGGCTAGAGGGCGAGGCCCGGCACAAGGGCCTCGCGAAGCCCAACAGCCGTGCTCACGCGATACGCGAAATCCTGTCCGAACGTCTTTCGTCATGACGACGAACATCATCATCATCGCTCGCAACACGCCACCCGGAAGCAAGGGCGTGGATTTCGTGAAATCAGAGGTAGCCCGTTATCTCGATGAAACGTTCAAGCCTGCGAGGGTGACGCGTCGCGAGTTCGATCAATGCGAGATCACCCTGCCGGAGGCCGATCTAGTGCATTTCCAACTGGTGACAGAGCTGGAGCTTCGCTGACCAGTTCTTTCAAAGCCTCTGACCTGACCCGCGCAATCCGCGCCGCGCGCGCCGCCGGCCTGGAGACTTTTGACGTCCACATCGACGACCGGGGGTTGCCTGTGATCAGGGTAAGGGCAGGCGAACGTTGTCAGGATGAGGTCACCGCTGAGATCGAAGCCTGGGCAAAAAGCGACGACGACAACCCATGGAACGCGATCGAATAATCGAACCCGTTCGTCCAAGGGGGGTGGATCATCTGCAATCCATCAATGTCATTGCTTGCGCTCAGGAATCCCGGATGAGCGGGGGCGTGGATCACTTGTGATCTATTTTGCGCCCGACGATTGCTTCGCGAATACAACGTCTTGGTTCCACCGCAGGTGTGCGTAAGGTGTGCTCGCTCAAAGAGCGTGTGCACAGAACCCGACCTCCGGCTCTCATTCGGCTTTTCTTCTTTCTATCCCCGGCAAATCTCGATCTTCGGTTCGGGCCGTCTTGTGCGAACGGAATGGGAACGCTTACGCTCGCCCTAGTAGCGTAATCACCAACCGAAATCACGAGAGGCCGGCGAACCGCCGGATTCAAAATGGCCGACCAACAACCCACATCCAGCGACGCCGGAAGCACTGCGCGCGTCGCCTTCGACTTGATGATGTATCTGCAGCGCAGCGGCGTGACGACGCCTCAGGGGCAGGATAAGCGCAAGTTTGTCCTGGATCTCTTCGCCGAATGCCACACGGCGGCTCGGGGCCGACGCGATGTTTGATATCGGCCGCTCCTATAGCTTCACCATGGAGACTGAACACGGCTTCGGTACGTCGTCGTACAAGGTCGTGGCTTGGGAAGCTCCTCTCCTGAAGCTCACTGCGGCGACGGAGGCGGAGATCATCGTGAACACTGGTTCAGCGCATTTTCACTCTGCCAAGCCGGTCGGCTTCGACGCCGCCGCACCGATGGACATCAACATTCTTTTGGGAGGATCCGATGTCTGACGCCATCAACGCTGTGCTCCATATGGCAGAAGATCTGCACGATAAAGCCTACGAGTACGCTCTGCGGTATGTCGTGGAACCGGACGCTGAGCATCTGTCGAAGATCAGAGAATTGCGTGACGCTGCCGAACTTTTGCGGTGGGCGGCCGAGGGAGCGCCGAAACCCGAGTATTCCTTGGACAACGTCCTGTAGGTTCGCGGCCTTCAGGCCGCGTCCCTAGCCTCGATCTCCCTGACCAACTCGACCATGGCGGACAATCCGACGTCGTTGGCGGCCTGCTCCCTTTCGAAGGCGCGGTAGGCATCGCCGACGACGCGAACAACCGCCCGTCTTAAAGACGGGGAGAACCTGATGGCCCGCTCCGGCTCATTGGCTTTCCTGGCGCATGGGGGCGCCCAGATTTCAATCTTCTCCCTGCCTTTGACATAGGCACAGCCGCGCAGCTCCATGATGCCCTCCAGGTAGACATCGAAGTAGGCGAGGATGACGTTCTCGCCGACTTGGGCGTCTTTGACGGTGCGAATGCCGGTGACCTTGATGGGCATGGTGTTTCCTTCCTAGTTGAAGCTGATCTCATCGATCCAATCGGATTCGAAGATGGAGGGGCCGGCGTCTGAAGCCTGGGCGCGGGCGATGGCCATGGCCGCCGCTACGGCGCCGTCGATCTTCTCGGCCGACTTGGATTTGATGAAGCGGGCGGTGTCGCCCTTGGGCCCGCGGTCGATGACGGCGTTGTTGAAGTTCCAGCGCAGCACCGGGTGACCGCCATGCCGCAGCTTGCCCGAGATCAGGGCACGCTCGGTTTCCATGATCGCCGGTGTCATCGACAGCCAGCCTTGGCGGAAGTGGACCACGTTGATGCCCATATCCTGCAGCCGGGGCACGATGCCGGCGGACATGGCGGGGTCGATGGCCAGTTCCTGGATCCGGTAGCGCTGGCTGATCTCTTCGATGACGGTCTCGACATAGGCGTAATCGACCACGTTGCCCGGCGTGGCCGTCAGGTGGTCAGCCTCGGCCCACGTCAGATAGGGCACCTGATCGCGCTCCTGGCGCTTGGCCAGATTGTCGGCGGGGCAGAAGAACCATGGCCGCAGGGAATAGCCCCCGTCGTCGTCTCTGAAGGCCGCCACGATGGCGGTGAGGTCTTGAGTGCTGGATAGATCGACGCCCAGCCAAACCTGCTCTCCCTCGCGGGCATCCCAGTCGATCGGTGCGGCGCCGCGATCGTAGATGTCCATGTCGAGCCAGGGGTCAGGCGCGCCGTCGCTCCAGATGTTCAAGTAGTAGCGTTTGAAGGCCTCGCGCTGGGCCGGGATCTCGGCGGCCTGTCGGGCGGTGACACGCATCTTCCAGAGAGCGGAAGCCGGAGGCGATGGCCGGATTGACCGCTGCCCAGACCGCTTCGTCCTGCCAGCTGGCGTCCTTATCGGCTTCGAACAGGATCGGCAGGAAGGTGTCGTCCACCACCTGATCAGAGGCGACCTTCTTGGCGTAGTCGTAGAGCTCGTAGGCCAGCCCATGGACGCCGGAGCCGGCCGTGGTGATGACGATGGACAGGGGCTCCTCGCGCTTGCCCATGGACTGCCGCAGCACGTCCCACAGCTCGCGCTTGGGCCAGGCGTGGACCTCGTCGGCGATCAGGCAGGAAATGGACAGGCCGTGCTTGGAATAGGCCTCGTGAGAGATCGCCTTCAGGGTAGACCGTGTGTCGGGGTGCTGGATCGTCTTGTAGGAGGGGAGCACCTTCGTGCGCGACTTCAGGACCGGCTCCTGGGCGATCATGCCTGAGGCGGCATTATACGCGATGGAGGCCTGTTCCCGGTCAGCGGCGGCGACGACGACCTGGCCGCCGGCTTCCTTCTCGGGGCCGACCAGATGCAGCAGGCCCAGGCCGGCCGACAGGGTGGTCTTGCCGTTGCCCCGAGGGAGCAGGATGAAGACGGTGCGGACGCGGCGCTGCCCGTCCTCGCGGGTGTCGCCGTAGATCCGGCGCACGATGCGCTCCTGCCACCGGGCCAGCTTGAACCGCTGCCCAGCAAGCTTGCCCTCGTGCAGCTTCAGCTTCTGGATGAAGGCCGCCGCTCTGGCGCCTTTGCCATGCGGATCGGATATCGGGCTGTCGTCAGTCCACCAGGTCACCGAAGCCCCCATTGTCGTCTGCATCGACGCCAAGGGCAGGGCGGGAACGAGAGACGGGCGTGAGGCCCAGTTCCGCCGCCATTTGGCGAGCGAGGGTCATGGCGGTGTGCATCACGCGCAGCGCCGGGTGTGGACGAGGGACGCCCTTGTCGCCTTCGAAGAAGAGGCTGGGTAGGCCAGAGAGTGTCGCCTGACAGTCCCTGACCTGACCGACCGCCAGGCAGTAGTTTTCGAGGCTGCCAAGATCGCCGTCGGTCAGGATCCTGCGATCCGTCAGGACAGGTGCGCAGCGGTCCCATTCCTTGGCAGCGGCGGCCGGCATCCATGACGGCGCGGCCGGCGCGGCTTGTAGAGGGCTATCGTCCTGGCGAAGGTTCGGCTTGTCACCCCGCATGGTCATCGGGCCTCCGAGGCTTCACCAGAGCGGCCGTCCAACGGCGAGCGATAGACATCAGCTCTTCCGTCGACTGCTTCACGGTCGAGCGGCGAATGACGTCCTGTCCACCGATCAGCTTGGACAGCAGGGGGATGCGACGCGCTCGGTCGAGAGAGGCGACGGTGTGGGCGTGCCAGGCGGTCAGCCGGAAACGCCGCCCTTCGGCGTTCGCTCTTCCCTCGGCGACGGCGGCATAGAGCCGCGGCGTGATCGAGAAGAACTGTTCCGGCCATCCACCCATCTCGCACCAGCCGATCAGGAGACCGTGCCAGTCCCAGCCGTCGCCTTCTGAGGGCGCGACCTGGACTTGCCCGCCTCCGGGAAGGCCTTGGACAGGGTCTTGGCGATCAGTTCGGCCGCTTCGAGGATGCCGACCTCGGAGATCAGGCGGCCGGCCTCTTCCTCGGTGCAGCCGTGGTGCTCCAGCAGGCCCGCCCAGAACAAGGTCCTGAGATTGGCCATGCTGACGTTCGCCCCCAGCAACTCGCCGATCTGCGACGTGCTGACCTGAAGCTTCTCCTCCAGGGTCACCAGCGCATTGATCGTGTAGACCAGGACGTAGTCATCGGCGCCGGCCTTGAAGCCGACTTCGCCTTTCATGGGGTTGGCCATCAGTCGTTCTCCCGCAGGACGGCGCCCGACACCTTGATCGTGACGGTGGCGGTCATTCGGTCATCGTTCGGAGCGGCCGGCTCGTAGCCGGTGATGATGCCCTCGAAGGTCCAGGTGGCGAGGTTTGGGAAGACGATCCGGAAGGTCTTCGCCTCGCGCGCGTGCAGCGCCGTGACGATGAGCGTCTCGCTCGCCGAGCCTGGCAGGAAGGTCATCTCAAAGGACGCCTCGCCCGGGTCGATGATGCCGGCGACCGCCTTCATGTAGGGCGAATCCAGCGTCGAGTAGGTGACGGCGTTCACGGTCTCGTTGGGAGGCGTGATCTCCGAGACCTCGGCGATGGTGGTGAAGGTGCCGGGCGTGGCGCTTTCGATTTGGAACTGAGAACCGTTCCCGATGGATGCTAGGGCAGTCATGTGTTGGCCTCCTGGTGCCAGACAGAGATGTCGATGCGGGTGTGGAAGAGCGGCTGCTGCGGATCAGTGCGGTCCACGGTGTCGCTCTCGGATTCGATGAAGATGCCTTCGAGCACGGTGCCGGCCGCGATCGTCCGACCGTGAGGCAGGGCGGGCACGACGGCGCGGCTCAAAAGCTTGGCGTCCTTGAAGGAGAGGCCCCAGCAGTCGATCTGTACTGTGCTGGACACCAGGCCGGTACGGCCCTCCAAGGTTCGGTCTCGCCTGCCGCTGACGCGATGAAGGGTCAGGGCGGGAAGTTCGAAATCGTCTGGTCGTGCTGACCAGTTCACCCGGTCGCCGGCGATCGTCGCGACCGCTGGGCTGCCGAGCAGCAGGGATGTGATGGCTTCCTCCATCAGGAGCCTCCTTTCGTCTTGAGGGCTTTTCGGGCGGCTCGTTTGGCGGCGACGTCGATGCCGGCGGCGAGGTTGGCCTTCACCGCTTCGAGCGCAGCTTCCTTCTCGGCATCCCAGGCGGGGCGCATGAACGGGCGCGGCGTCTGCTTGCGGTTGCCGAACTCTTCTTGAATGCCTTGCGGTTGCTGGCCTGGGCCCATGTGGACCTCGATCCGATTGACCCGACGATAGCCCTTGCCCTTCGGACGTCCCGACGTAATGCCGATGCTCTCGCGAAGCTCTCCGGTGCGATCTTGGGCGACGTTCTGACGGGCGGCCTCGGCCATAGGCTCCAGGGCATCACGGAGGCTGCGACGGCCGACATTTCGGGCAGTCGAAAGCTTCAGCCCAGCAAGGGCCTGGTCGAGCTCACGGAGGCCTTGGACGCGGACCTTCACAGCGCCGCTCCTTCCGCGTGGATCTCGATGTAGCGACGGCCCAGCGGTCGGACTTCGCGGATGATCACGACGCCGCCGTCGACGCGGACGCGGTCAGTCGCTTTGATGTCTGGTTGCCGATGGGTGCGGAGAACGATCTTGCGAGACGTCTGCACGCCGTCCGCCGCAAGGTAGTCGCGGCCGCTTTGCTGGACGCGCTGAGCCATGGCGGTCGTCACCAGCGCCTCGCCCTGGACTGGGGCGTTGAACTGGTCCCGGCCGGTCTCACCGTCGCGCACGATCTCGATGTAGGTGTCGAAGGAGCCGAGCTTCATCCGAACACCCAAGGGCGGAGGTCGGCGAGCAGGACGCGGGCATCGTCTGGAACGGCGGCTCCCTCTCTGCCCTCGTACAGCGCCGCGACCGTCATCAGGACGGCCTGGTCGAAGATCGGTGGCAGTTCGTCGGGCAGGTTCTCGGACCCGATGTAGCGGTTGCAGGCGTCTATGGCGCTTTCGAGCAGGCGCGAGATCAGAGTGTCCTGGCTGCTGTCCAGGATGCCCAGGTGGTCCTTTGCGTCGACGACAGACGTGGTCATCAGTACCCGCTCCTCGTGTATCGGGACCGCTCGCGCTCTTGGCGCAGGGTCTTGAAGACGTGCTGGGTGGCCGCCACGCTTCCGGCCATGGCGACCTCTGTCGCGACGGGAGCGGCGATCTTCTCGACCTGCACGTCGAAATAGGGGGATGGATTGACGGTCAGCTGATAGCCGCCCTGCTGGCGCTGTTGCCCCGGCGTCGAGATGTCCACGCGCTCGCCCGGGGTGGCGCGGAAGGCGACCAGCTTGGAATCCACTGAGCCCGAGCCGCCGACCTCGAACGATCCGCCGTGGGCGAAGCCGAGCAGGTTCTTGAAGAAGCCACCCCCGCCACCTGCTCCGCCGCCGCCGACCATCGCTGAGACCGGAATGCCCGTGGCCATCTCGACAGCCTTCAAGGCCAGCATTTCCAGAATGATCTTCGCCACGGTCGCCACGAAGGATTTCAGGAGGTCGCCGAGGCTGCCTTCGCCGGTCAGGGCCAGATCGATCAGACCGTCGGTCAGAGACTGCGTAGCGCCGCGAATGCCGTTGATGGCCTCCTGCATCTGCCCGCCGATCTGTGCCGTCGTATTCCCAAGGCTTTCCAGCTGGGGCAGGGCGTCGGGATCGATGAGCGGCGCCGAGCTGATCTGCACCGGAGTGGGGGCCTGAAGGTTCTCTCCCCAAACCCCGGCTTCAGCGGTCGCCGCTTCCTTCGCGGTCAGCCCGCCCTGGGCAGCCAGCGCGCGGATCTTGGCGATCTTGTCTGCGACCTCGCGGGCGTTGCGCTCGGCATCGGTGAGCAGGCCCTCCATGATGACAGCGACGTCGTCACGCAGCTTTTGGAACGCGCTCTTCGCGGCGTCGGTAGCGTTGCGAGCTGGCTGAACCATGCCGGCGTCCAGCTTCGCCATCCATGCGGCGACGCCCTCCACCATGTCGGGCACATAGCTGTGGCCGACGACGGCGTCGTAGAGCTGGAAGAAGGCGTCCCCGACGCTCTTCACCTTGCCGATCACCCAGCCCAGGACTGCGCCGAGGCGGCCTTGGAGCCACGACGTGACGCCCTCGACCAGCTGCCGCACGTAACCGATCACACCGGGAAAGAGCGCTTCGAAAGCCTTCAGAACGCCGGTGACCACAGCCCTGACCGCCGAGCCCAGGGCATTCCACATGGTCGAGAAATCGCCGCGCAATAGGGCCGCCAGGGCTCGGAGCACGTTCGTGATGACGTTGACGGCCCCGGTGATGATCTCGACGGCGGCACCAAGAACGCGGGCGACGATCTCACCAAAGATCTTGAGGTTGCCAGACGCGGATCCGGTGCCGCCCATTGAGAAGATGGCCGAGAAGATCTCGCCGACCGCTTTCACAGCGCCCATCAAGGCATCGAAGAGCGGCTTGATCTTCGGCCCGATGCTGTCCGCAAGCTGACGTCCGAAGGTCTGGAGCATCGGGACGATGTCGTCGCCCCAGATCATGAAGGCGGCGGCGACCGCAGCGGCGGCGATGCCTATGGGACCGAGGAAAGGCAGGAGGCCTGCCAGGACACCGCCACCCGCGAAGGCTGTGGCGATGGCGCCGGCGGCGGCGACCAAGCCACCAAAGGCGATCAGAAGCGGGCCAATGGCGGCCGCAACGGCCCCTCCGACAGCGACAAACTTCAGGACTTCAGGCGACACGCTGGCGAAGGCCCGGACGATCTCGCCGGCCTTTGCGATCAGCGGGGCAATCACGTCCCTGACGATGGGTTCGAACGCGCCCTCCAAGTCCATCAGGGCGGTCTTCAGCGGCTTCCAGGCATCAGCATCGCCAGCCGCCTTCGCCGCGCCACCGAACTGCTTTTCCAGCTCGGCGAGCATGATGGACTGAGCGCCGGCCGCATCGCCGACCGCCACCATCTGCTTGATCTGTTCCTTCTGCTGAGCCGTGAACTGGATGCCGGCCCGGCCGAGGGCGGTCAGGCCCTTGACCGGATCGTTGAGCGCCTTGCCGATGGTGAGGGGCGCGGCCTGCAAGTCGCCGCCCATGCGGGTTGCCAGGTCCAGAGCCGCCACCTGGGCGCGGTCGAATACGGTGCCGGCGACGTTGCCGAAGGTCAGGAGGTTGGACGTGACCTTCGTCAGGATCTCGTCGTCATCGATGCCGGTGAGGTTGCGCAGGCTTTCGGCGGTCTTGGACAGTTCGCCAGCCGTCTTGCCCGATGCCCCGCCCATGCTCTCCAGCGCGGCGTTGACCTGGCCAGCGGCGTGCGCGGCGTCTTGGCTGCCCTGGAGTAGGTGGGCGCCCAGAGCAATGAAGGGTGCGGTGATCGCGGCAGACATCCCGGCGCCGATGCCGGCCATGCGCGTGCCGACGCTCTGCATTGAGGAGCCGGCGGCCTTGAGCTTCTTCTGGGCGGCATCCATGCCGTTTTCGAAGGAGGCCGAGTCCAGGCCAAGGGTAACGCGCAGGGCGCCGACGATGGCGTTACCAGCCATGAGCGCGCTCCTGCTTTTGCTTCATCGAGGAATGGCAGGGCGACGAGGCCATCGGCTGCCAGTTCGACCGGCGCCAGAAGAGACCCTTGTCCCCGCGATGGGGTTTGATGTGATCGACCATGTCCGCCTTGCGACCGCAGCCGCAGGCGCAATGTCGGTTCTCAGGAAGAGCGAGGAAGGCCTTGCTTTCCTTCTCCCATTTGCTGTCATAGCCGCGCTCACGAGCGGTCGGGCGCCGCGCGTCATAGGCCTTGGCGCGCGCGGTCGTGCAGGCGAGGCAGGATCGCCCCGTCAGGACCACGCGGCCGCAGCCGCAGATGCTCGGCGCCCGCATCGGCATCAGGCCACCGGCGCGTGCGAGGGGCGGCCCAGGATCGCCACGGCGCTGAGCGCGGTGCCGGTGCCATGGGTGCCGCTGAAGTCGCCCGAGAGGCGGACGTAGCGGGCATCGCCGATGTAGCCGAACCGCGTCACCGTCGGAGCGGCATGGGCCGTCTTGAAAGCGGCGACGACGCCGTCATCCGCCAAGCCCTCGGGCCCGACGATCTGGCCGCCGGGGACGTCGGCCCAGGTGGAGCCATCGTCGCTGTGCTCCAGCAGCGCCTCGATCTTGTTCGTGCCGGTGAAGGTGATCCCGCCGACGCCGACCTGCAGGGCGAAGGACAGGGAGCCGAAGCCCAGCCTGTCGATCACCGCGCCGGCGGCGTCGGCGGTGTAGAGGGCCGGCGCAATCGCGGAGACAGTTTTCAGGGTGTGATGTTGATCTCGCATTGTGGGGCTCCTCAGCTCGTGGCCATCTTGAGTTTGCGGAAGGCGTCGGGACGGATGACGCCAGCGCCGACGCGACGGCGGCCGTGGAAGCGGACAAGGCCCTCGGTCGCCTGGGTGTAGGGGTCGCGCAGGACCGACAGGCCGATCCGGTCGGCGATGCGGAAGCCGGCGTTGAAATCGCCGTAGATGACCGGGAAGGCGTTAGCGGCGACGTCGGGCATATCGACGGCCTCGACGACCGGGCGGCCCAACAGCGTGCTCGGCGTGCCCTCGGTCAGGCTGTCCTGCCAGAGGTAGCGGCCGTTCTCGTCCTTCAACAGACGGATGCCGGCGATGCTGTTGCCGTTGAGCAGCCAGGAGCCGCGGTTCCGGTAATAGGCCGGCATCGCATACATCAGCCGGATCAGGGCGTCGGTTGACAGTTCCGTGGTGCTGCCGTTCAGGACCTCGGGGACCGACGGATCCTGCATGATGCCGACGGGCTTCTTGATGCCGTCGCCGTTCACGAAGGCCAGGCCTTCCAAGCGGCCGAACTCTTCGGCGAAGTCGCTGGCCAGTTCGGAGGCCAGGTCGATCGCGCTGTCTTCCAACAGCCAGTTCGAGACGTCGATGTAGGCGGCCATCTCGTGGACATCGAGCGCGGCCTGGCCGTAGGTCGGTTCGGTCTTCGAACGCTCCTCGGTCTCGCCGACCCACTTGGCTGTGATCGTGCCTGTGCGCTTGGGCCAGACGACCCGGCCGGCCGTGGTCGGGGTGACCCGGGCGGCCTGACGGATCGGGCTGATCTCGACCAGCTCCTTCTGCAGCTGGGCTTCGAACTGCTCCGGCGCCAGGAAGCCGCCGCGCGTGTCGTCGGAAACGACCAGGGCCTTGCGCTCTTCAGGCTCCAGCGCCTCGGTGCCGCCGCGCACGAAGCCCCAGAAGGCTTTGACCTCGACCTTTTCGGCCTTGTCGTCGTCCGCGCCGCCGGGGCGCTTCAGGGCTGCGATGTCGGTGCGGAGCGCCTTGATCTCGTCCTGCGTGGCCTTGTGGGCGTCGTCGGTCGCCTGCTTGACCTTGTCGTCGACCGCCCTGGTCAGAGCGTCCAGGGCATCCTTGACCTCGCCGTCGTCTTCCGGCGCGCCTTTGGTTTCGAGGGGGGGGAGGGTTTGGGTGATCATCTTGGTTCCTAGGCGCGCAGGGCGGCAGCAGCCGCGTTGAGCTGGGCCACCAACCGGCGCGCGCGGTCGGGGTCATGAGACTTCACCCGCTCGACGCGGGCGCGAGGGTTGGCACCCAAGGGGAGCAGGCTGATTTCGCCGAGATCGACCTCGTCCAGCAGCCGGGCTTTGCGCTCGCGGTCCTGGCGGGAACGGATGGTGCGGTAGCCAATGGAGAGGCCTTTGGCGGCCCCGGCTTTGGCGAAGGCGAAGGCTTCGGCGCCGTCGCGTGTTTCGGTCAGGATCCGGCCCTTCACCCGCAGGCCGATGGTATCCTCTGCGATCTCGGTCCAGACGCCGATCAAGCGCTTGTGGTCGTGCCCCCACAGCATCAGGACATCGGCCGCAGACCGGCCGGCGAGCGACTTGGTGAAGGCGCCTGGCTGGACGATGTCGCCGACCAGGTCGCGATTGCCGAAGGTCGAGGCATAGCCCTCGATCTCGCCGGTATCGCTGATGGTCTTGAACTCAGATGGGATCAGGGTGTCGGTCATGCCTCGTCTCCGGTCGTGGCGTCGGGAGCGGGCAGGGCGGGCGCGGCGCCGGCGACGGGTGGGAACTCGTCACCACCTGGCAGGGGCGCGCGGTTCTCCATGGCGCGGGCTTCATTCGGCAGAAGCACCCGGCAACCGATGGCCTTGGCGTAGGCCTCCATGCGGGCCGCGAGGTTGGCGCGGGCCAGGTCGTCGATCATGAATTCAAAGACGTGGGTCTGGCGCTCCTCGGGAGGCAGCAGGCGGCGCAAGGCGCCCTGCCACATCTGAAGCTGAGGGAGCAAAGCGAGCGACAGGAACTGTCGGCCCGACTCCTCTGAGTTGCTCCATGTGGCGCGGCCGAAGTCCTGGACCATCGGCGGCGGGATGCGGAACGGGCGCAGGACTTCGATCACCTGCTGAGAGCGGACTTCAAGGAACTGGCTGTCCACGCTGCTGAACTGCGTCTGCTGCCAGGTGATGCCGTCCTCCAGAACGGCTGTTCCCCCGCCGCCCTCTTCGCCGCCGTGGGCCTTGTTCCAGGACGTGGAAGCCTTCTTGACCGCGTCCACGCTCATGCCTTTCGGCAGGGTCAGCACGCCGGACGGACGGGCGCCGCGACCGAACAGTTTGGAGGCGTAGCGCTCCATGGCGATCAGGACCGCGATGGCCTCACGGGCCGCGGTCAGGGGCGCGACGCCATCCATGGCGCGGAGGTGCAGGATGTCGCCGCGATCATAGACGCGGGTGCGACCGTTCGTGGTGACCTTGTAGACCGGCTCCCGGGTGTCGGCGTCCAGCTCGACCGAACATTGCGCCGACGGGATCTGGACCAGCTCTTCGATCCGCCCGCCGACGCGGTTGATGAAGGCGAACGCGCCTTGGTCGTAGCGGAGGGCGGACGACTCCATCGACAGGCGGAAGTCGTAGCTCGACGTCCACTCGTTCGGGTGGTCGGTCAGCAGATCGTAGAGGGGATGGTCTGTCGCCCGCTCTTTGCCGCCGTCGGCCGTGCGCTTGAACAGGTGGAGCGGCAGCTGGGCAACGGCCTGGGCGATCACCGCGACGCTGGCGTAGGCCGTGGGGCACCGGTGATAGTTTTCGGGCGTGACCGAGATGCCGGAATGGCTACGGCGCGCCCCGAAGATCTCGGCGAGCCAGGCTGCGGAACTGGCGTCTGTGGCGTCAGGCGCGACGGAGGGAGAGGCCTTGGCCTCGATCCCGAGCATCCGTGCAGCTTGTTTGAACAAATCGGCCCCGCCTTGTGAAAGCGGGGCCATGATCGGTGTTTCGGAGCGCGGCGTTAGGCCAGTGCTCGATATTGCTCAATCTTGCTCAGGGACGTGCGCCACGGTGGCGCGGGGAAAATCTCCCAATCTGGTGACTTTTCGTTTTGTGGGCCCCCGCCGGTCCTTAAGCGACAGCCAAAAGTCTGGACCCCCCCGGGGGTCAGTCCACCTTGCCTCCGTCGATCACCGTCAGTTCGAACGGCGCCGGGTTCATGTGGTTGATGTGGGCCTCGATGTTCTGGGCCATGAAGTCGATGATCTGGCCTGATGAGTCGCCCATGTCGTCGGCCATCTGGGCCATGGCTTCCAGGAGCGCGTCGCCGCTGACGATGCCCCTGTCGACCAATGCCTTCAGGGTCAGGAGCTGGGTGCCTAGCTGAGCCTTGAAGATGGCCTGTACGACGTCCGCTATCGGACCTTCCAACGTGAGGCTCATGCTGCTTCTCCTTTTGTGTGAGGGTTGTCGTTGCCGGCGCGGCGGCGCTGCTCTTCGAACCATGCCTCGATCTCTGAGACCTTCGCCACCAGCTCGCCGTTGAGCCTATAGATCGGGAAGCGGTGCGGCTCCCTAACCCGCTGGTGGAGGTTGTAGACCTTCTTGGCCTTGGAGGCGTCGCCGTAGAGGTAGGCGGCTATGGCGCCTGCTCCGAACAGGCGATCGGGCTGAGCATACTCCGGCGGCCTGTTGTCGTTCATACCCATCCGACCCTCTTCTCGCTGCTGCGATGGACGTCATTGGCTGGCCGGGGCTGTGGTGGAGCGTTCTCCAGGCAATAGGCCAGCACGGCCTGGGGCACGCGGGTGTTGGGCGAATCGGGTTCGGGGCCGAAGTCGTCTCGCTTCATGCGCCAGTAGCCGGGATTGTGTTGCCAAGACCGGACGCGGTGGAACCACTGGACCTCAGCCGCGGGTCGGCTTCTCAGGAACAGATCATCGGCCGTTGGCAGGTAGGCTTCCCAGCCTCGCTTCTCGGTGAGCCAGGTATGGGCCGCCCCCATGAACCGGCCGTCCTGGTCCTTGGCGTCAGGCGAGGCCGCCACGAACGCACCGACGGCGATTCGGAGCGACAAAGCAGAGGTTCCCTCGCTCACGATGCTGGCCACGGCGTCGCGGATCCTGGACCTGTTCGATCTGCTCGCCGAGCCCTTTGGCATCATCGCGAAAATGCGGTCGGCTTCGCTCTCATCGTCACGAGAAAGCGCAGCGTTTCTTTCAAAGGGTTCTTTCATAGGGTTGGGGGTCCGCTGGTGGACCCTTTTATCGGTCAGGAATGGACCCTTTTCCGGATCAGAAGGGGTCCGTTGGTGGACCCTTTTGTCGCCCGAAAAGGGTTCATCCGTGGACCCTTTTCCCACTTTCAGGAGGGGGCGATATTCGTTGGCGCGACCGCGACCAGAGCTCACGATAACCTCAAGGTGGCCTGCCTCGCGCACCTCCTTCACCACGCGCTTCAGCGTCGTCTCCCCGATGCCGAGCACTTCCATGAGCACAGCCTGCGAGGGCCAAGCGGTGCGGGTCTCGCGGTTGAGGAAGCGTAGAGCCAGCAGCGTGCATAGGCGGGCCCCGACGTGGCTCAGGCAACTGTCAGCCGTGACTTGCTCCAGCCATGCGAGTTTGTCGGCTGTGAAGCGGTCAGACAT